TTGACACTGAGCGCAGAAACGAGCCCAGCGAGTTTTAAGCTTAAAACTCGCTGGGCTCGTTTCTGCGCTCAGTGTCAAAGGCTTAGTCACTGTCTAATGTATTGACAGTCCTAATATCAAGGGGTTACGGTACCCCCTGTCTATAATGTGTACAAATGCCCAAATATTAGACACTTACCGTTGACAGTGTTTATTCCATAGACATAGCCCTATATCAATGTGGGTTATGATTTTCATCAAGAGTCTCCTTGTTTTGTATCAAGTCAGTAGATGATTCACGTCTAACCAATTGCAGGTGAGTTTGTCGTTTAATCCTCAAAACTACCGGCGTGTAGAGCTTATATATATCAAAGTATTCATATATCAAATCAGCATCTTTGTACAGTTTTGGGTCACGAATTTCTTTCTCAAGTTGCCAGAAATCCTTATTAGACAAGTACAAAACACAGCCGTCAAAGTTTCCTCTCGTCCTACACCATTGCGCGTAGGCGTGGACTTTGGCAGTTACGGAGTTCTTTATAAGCAATGGTGGTTTAGGTGCTACGCCCATATCAATACTCCCCCACGACAACGCTAGCGTCGGCGTCTAAGATAGAGAAACTCCCCATAGTCAAACCAAGACTTCCTAAAAACTCACTGTCACGGATAGCTGCGCAGGCTTGACCGTAAGACTCAAACTCATAGAAGTAAGTGAACCCAGACCAGTCTTCAAAAGTTACTTGTACCATTTTGCGATGCCTCACTTTGTGTTTGCCATAACAAACTTGTTGTAAATCCCAGCCGTTAAAGGGTCGTGTCTCCACTAGCTTCATGACGCCTTGCCCTCGAAGTTCTGGCCATTTTCTGAACAGACCAGTGAATAGTCACCGTGAGCATAGATACGGTCATTTGTTATGTGACAGGAGTTACAGAGGCGATTGCCGTCACTTTTAAAGGTACGGTCGCAGCGCATACATTTACGTTGCTTAGTGACAATTTGACCTAGTTTGAAAACATCACGAATCTGTTCAACATCCATTTCTCCCCGCCCTCTTCTACTAGTCATACCTATACCCCCCCTAAAAGTGCCTATTTTTTAGGCATAATCCTGTATTATACCCTTATACACATACTCGGCGGGTACGGCAGAAACTTGAGGACAGCATGGATGTTTTTAATAAAGCCTTAATGTTCAATGGGATACGGAAGGCTTTTTGCTACAGTGACTTCCATAAGGCAATCATAGACGCAGTGAGTGAGGGGCGAGGGCGCAATAAGTGTCAGGTTTGTCAGGAGTTTTTTCCAAAGAAAGATTTGCACGTTGACCATATTGACCCAGTGGTCCCGTTGGAAGGAATCCCAGACTTAGACAATGGACTACCCGACCTCAACACATACGCAGCGAGAGTCTTTTTTAATAAGTGTCAAGCTATCTGTATTGGTTGTCATAAACTAAAGACGAGGATTGAAAATGAGCAACGTCGTAAAATTAAAGCAGCCAACAAAACAACCAAGCAAAAAACCAGAAAAAAACAGAAATAGTGATATTTACGATATAGATTATCGGGATAAGTTATCTCTAGGTGAGAAGATTTGGTTGAACCGTGCCCTACGAGCCATTTCAATGGGGCTAGGGCCTCTTGCTCACCCGACTCCAGGTTGGCGTCATAAAAGATTTAATGAACAAAATTCACGATATAGAACTATAGAAAATCATAACAGGCGGGTATATGGACATATTGATGACACTAATGTCGATAGGATTAGGCGGTCTGATTGCACTTATTGGGAACTTGTTGCTGGCTCAACGGCAGATGACTACCTCAGCGAGCTTGAGCTTAGCGAAAGCCGAAGAGATTCTAAAACAAGTACAGGCGAGTCATAATCAACTTGCCGAGACTCAGAAACGCTTAGATGAAAAAATGTTAGACCTTTATTCGCGAGTAAACTCTTATGACGTCAGCCAAAGAAGCACTAGCCCAGGCAGTAGAGCTGGCCGCTAGTCTATTGTCAAAGACTGAAGCTAACCTAGCAGCGGGTACGCTTGACCGTGAAGCTCTGGCCGTATTTAAGACGGCTGTCGAGGCACTTGTTGACGTAAGGAAGTGCGAGTTAGCTGAGAAGTCAGGTAGTGGTGAAGAGTCCCAGCAATTATCCCATATATCAACGGAAGACTTGTTAAGGGTTGCGGGGTCTATAGAACCTCATGACTGAACTAAACCTTACGTTGCGTCAGGAGCTTTGGAGACGGGGACACCTAGCCTGGAAACTTCACGCGGCCCAAAAGTTAATCTATGAACAAGTTCAATCTGTCAAAACCCGTGAGTATGTGATTCTCGCGTCTCGGCGATTCGGTAAAAGTTACCTAGGGTGCATTATGGCCCTAGAGTTTTGTTTACAGAATCCGGGCAAACGAGTCAACATTATTGCTCCTAATAGAAAGCACGCTACGGACATTGTCGTACCCCTCATTGATAAAATCATTAAGGATGCCCCTAAAGGCTTGGTCAAACGTACTAAATCTGAATATAAATGGCACGTCGGCGGAGCTGACTTAGTCTTAGGTGGGTTTGATACTGCCAGCGACTCATTCCGCGGTACTGAAGGCGATTTAATTATTATTGAGGAAAGCGGCTTTGCTGACCCCAATGATTATGAATACATCATGCGTTCTATTATCAAACCCTTGTTGCTTCACTCTAGAGGAAAATTAATTCACTTAACGACACCGCCTAGAAGTGCAGACCACCCCTTTGTATCTAACACTATACCTGAAGCTAAAGTGAACAAATCATTTTGGCAATTCACACTATATGATAACCCGTTGCTTGATGACGAGCAGCGAGCCATGGCAGTTAAAGACTGCGGCGGGATTCACACGGATGACTTTAGACGCGAGTATATGTGCGAGATTATACGAGACAGTAACTTTGTAGTTATTCCCTCGTTCACTCAAGCGAGACACGTTAAACCTTTTGGTATACCCGAAAGTAGATTTACCTGGACCGCCATTGATGGGGGAGGTAAGCGGGATAGGACCGTAGCTCTACTACTTATGTATGATTATGTAAGGGCTAAAATTCTCGTTGTAGACGAACGTGACTTTGCACCTAACACGACCTCTGACGTCATTACGGACTCCATTAAATCAATGGAAAAAGCGAACTTTGCTTGGTCTGAGCATGAACCGTGTAGATGGTCTGATAGCCCTGGTCAAGTCATTGCTGACTGGTATAAACTTCATGATTTTCAAGTAATGATGCCATTCAAAGATGAAGTTGACGCGCAAATCAACATCGTGAATCTCAAGATGGCAACGGATAAGATTGAGGTACATCCCAGGTGCGTGACCCTCATTGCTTGTCTGGAATACGGAATGTTCAACGATAAGCGTACGGACTTTATACGTACACCTACGCTAGGCCACCTTGATGCCCTAATGGCACTGGTTTACGGGGTACGCATGATGAATGACAGCAACCCTTTCCCAGAACTTCCATTGCCTGATAACTCAATGAAGAGACCGGCTCGGGCCTCACAACGTCATTGGTCAACAAGCCCTCGTGAAACTGATATCCAAACTATCAATGCTTTTAGAGCTAGGAATAAACGATGAAATTATCAATTGCTAAGTTATTTGAGGTAAGTGCCATAGCAGGAACTACGGCCTATACTGAGCTTAAAACCTTCGTTGATTATACGAATACCTTAGCTGACCAAGTCGTTAGAGCCCTTAGAAATGGACTGACTTTCAGTGAAAATTTCAACTGTGTCATTAAAGATGTAGAAGTTACGCACAACATCGCGACTTCCATTGATATAGCGGGAGACGTGGCAGGAATCTTAGTGATAGGTAGTAATGGTAAGATTATAACTGGCTTTGGTTACTCAAGAGTCAATGTGGGCTCAGTTCTAGTCACAGCTCAGATATCCACTTTGGATAAAGCTACACTTAAACTAGTTATCCTTAAGTCACTGTAATCTGTATCATTGTATTGCGACAATTTATTGGAGCTAATTATAATATCTATTTTTCATGTTGTCATTTATTGGGTTGAGTTTAACGAAACCCTTGTCTCTTGATCGATTATACAAATCTCACTTTTACGTGTCAAGTAAAATACTACCAACGACTAAAAATAGTTCTAACTCACAATAAGTGTTTACATTTTGTACAACAATGCCTAAAATATAGGCAGTGACCCCTATCCTATTGGACGGAGTGTAAATGGAAAACGATGTTTCAGGTGTTGGCGAATCTACTGGCGGTGATGAATCACCTACCGAATCCGCAGCTCCACAGTCCCCGGTACAAGACTATAAAAGTACCAAGCATAAGGTGAAGATTGACGGCAGTGAACAGGATGTAGATTACGAAGAACTGCTCGCTGGTTACCAGACCCGTGCCTCTTCATCTAAGAAGTTTGAGGAAGCTAACCGATTGCAGAAACAACTGCAAGAGTTTGTTGCCAGTGCCAAACAAGACCCCCGACGTTTCTTCGAAGCTATCGGTATGGACCCCTTGGAGTGGGCTAAACAACAGACAATTGAGCGTCTCAAATACGAGTCACTGTCTGACGAGGAACGTGAACGTCTAGAGTTGAAGCAAGAAAAAGAAAGACTTCAAAAAGAACTCGAAACTGAGCGTAAAACCAAAACAGAACGTGAACGACAAGCGCTAGAGGAACAAGCGGAAAGTGAAATAGCTTCCGATATCCAAGGCGCTCTACAAAAAGCAGGTGTTAAGCCCACTGCGAGAGCCATAGCTAGGATGGCTGAAGTAATGATGCGGCATCTGGACAAGGACACGGGTGATTTAAAGGTAAAGGCTAGCGATGCGTTGAAACGATTTAAGTCTGAAATTTCTGATGACGTCACTGACTATCTCAGCAATCTAGAAGGCGAAAGTTTGTTGAAAGCTTTGCCAGAGTCGGTGCTGAAAAAGATTAACCAAGCTCTCTTGTCGAAGAATCAGACTCCCTTGCAACAAAGGACAATGCAGGCCGCGACAGGCAAACAGCAACCCTCACAGTCAAAAGGTAGTCCCAAGGCCCAAAACATCGATGAACTGTTTAACTCAATAGGAAGTAAATTTAAATGACACTAAGAGCATTTGAACTTTGGAATGAAAAATTATCTAAGTCTCAAGCCGCCGAGCTGGTATTTGTCGTAGGCAATACTGCCGCTAAAACTGTATCCAACCCTGCCTCTGCCCCCATTGAAGTATTCTTTGATACTGCAGCTGGGAACCAAGCCACAATTGACGCTCTTTTGGGCTCGTCTAGTGAGTTTGTTGCCGCTACTGCCCTCGGTTCAACCGCAATGGGAACTGACGCTGTAGCCCTTGTAATCGACTGCGACGGGCAAATTGCTGAGCTTCTCGCTGTACAGATTGAATCTGCACAGACAGCTGGCGGAACTCCTGCCGATAGCTCGAGAACCATATTGGCTCAAGCAACTGCCCCTGCTGACACACTTACAGCTGCTGCTTACAAGTCGTCCGCTGGTAACCTTATTGTTCGCGCTGTCCTCGGTAACTTGGATTCAGTAACTAGCGGTGCTTTGTTGGTACGCGCTCTCGTCAAACTTAAATAAGGGTATATAATATATGTCACAAGTATCTAACTCGTCTGCAATTGATATCTTTAAAAAAGTCTATGGCGGTACACGCGATATTCGTCCTATGGACTCTCGCTTGTCGCAAATGTTCCCATTTAGTCAACGCGAGAAGGTCGGCGATAGCTACGTTGAAGCTGTAATCTTGACTCACGAAACTGGTCTTACTTTGGCCGGTGAAGCTGACGATGCATTTACAATCAATGAGGCAATTGCAGGGGCTGTAAAACAAAGCCGTGTTAAAGCTTCGCAATCCGTACTTAAATCTGTAATCCCTTGGGCTACTATCTCTCGCTCTGCTGGAGCCGGTGAAAAAGCGTTCTTTGAAGCTACCAAGCACATCGTTAAAAACAACATGAAGTCCCATAACAAAATCTTGGAAGTGTTGCGCCTTTATGGACAATCCGAAAAAGGTCTTGGATTGGTTGGATTCGCTGGAACATACCGTGGAGTTTCCTTTTCCTCGTTTGGAACTGGAACTGTAGGCGGAGTTGCGTTTACAAACTCAACTAACACTGCTGCTAAGAAAATCTTGGTTGCTCAAGGACAATTTGCACCTGGAATTTGGGTTGGAATGGAAGGAATTGTTGTAAAACAAGTACTTATCTCTTCCGGCGCAGTAGTAGGGTCTGGTAAACTGGTTTCCGTTGACTCTGAGAACGGTATTCTTGAGGTTGACTTTACCCCCGTTGCTGCTACAGCTGCTGGTTCGCATAAGTTGGTTTGGGACGGCATGGAAAGCTCTAAAGAAGCTCTCGGTGTTGAAGCAATCTTGCGTAAAGACGGCTCATTGTTTGAAATTAACAACTCTGTCTATGCCCTTTTCAAGGGTACACGCCACGATAACGCTTCTAAAAAGCTCAAACTTGAGAACGTTGAGAACATCGTAGCTAAAGCCGTTAACCGCGGTGGTCTCGAAGGCGATACAACTTTGCTTGTTTCACCTCTCTGCCTTGCTTCTATCGTAAAAGATGAAGCTGCTTTCCGTAAGTATGACGCTAGCTATGAATCCAACGCTAAAAACGGCTTTGAAGCTGTTCAGTTCTTCACTCCAGCCGGTAAAGTGACTATCGAATCACACCGCTGTGTTAAAGAAGGCGACGCTTTCTTGCTCAAATCTGACACTTGGATTCGCTCCGGGTCTGCTGACTGCTCCATGAGCGTTCCTGGCATGGACCAAGAGTTGATTCAACAGCTCCCAAGCCAAGCTGGTTACCAATTTGCAACGTATGCTGACCAATTCTTGTTGTGTCATGCTCCTGCGCAAAACGTAATGATTTCTGGCATCGACGTCGAGTCCTCAACCTAAAACAAGCGGCCCTGGGGAGTTCCTCCCCTCCCTGGGGTTCCTTTAAGGATATGTAATGGCTACGCCGACAAACTTCAATGGCACAACCTATAACATACCAGCTAATGGGGAGTCTGGATGGGGTACTGACGTATCTAATCTATTGATAGCCCTCGCTACTACTTCCGCACTAAACACCACAACGACCACTTCGTCGACTACTACTGCCCTTGATACTTATATTATCGGAACAGCTGATACTCACGTTGTTTTGACTAACACTGCTGCTAGGGCTGTGACCCTTCCGACAGGAGTCAATGGAAGAATCTTGCGTGTCACGGACGGTGCCTCAAATTCATTTACAAATAACATCACTCTAACCCCATCAGGGAGTGACAAAATCTGGGACCCGTACACCGGGGCTGAGGTTACGTCATTCTCCATTGATTCTGACAGCGCGACTCTAAGCATCCAATTTCGAGGAACACGCTGGTACGTCTTATAGCGGCTACGGCTTTTTGTACAGTAGCAAGAACCCAATATATTAAGGATTATCAATGAGTTATCAAGGATTACAACCCAAAGTTAAACGAGTCCGCAATGTGGCGGGTTCAGCTCTCCGTGTACAAACAGACGACGCTCAAGCTCTAGAACTAGGTACTAACGGTTCAGCTGTTATTACTATTTCAGGTGCCGGTGTTGCTCAGATTGCATCGTCTAATATCGTTACAGCGTCTTCAACCGATACGTTGCTGAATAAAACAGTGGTTAGTTCAACTGCAGCAGTCACAGGTGCCCTTACGCTACCTTCAGGAACAGCGGCACAACGTCCTACTCCTGCAGCGGGTATGACTCGTTTAAATACAGATTCAAATGAGTTTGAAGGCTATGCAAACGGTGCGTGGCAATCTATTGGGGGTGGGCTTAACGAGCAACCTGTCAAAAACTACCTAAAAACTTATGCTACGGCTGCAGTAGCCCCTGGCACACTTTCTACGCTTGCTTCCGCAACGGCTAACCTCGTTTCGCTCGCTGCTTTCTATGCTGACTCAACATCGGGTTCTGCTGCACTTACTCAGTCAACATCTACTGCTCTCAGAGGCCCTTTTAACTACTTAACTGTTCTTTCCGGCGCAGCTTTAGCGGGTACAACATTTTTCCAATTCCCTGCATTTGCACTTGAATCTAGTGACCTCGGTAAACCTATTTCGTTATCCTTCGATGTTACGGGAAGCACACTCTTCTCTGACTGGGACGTTGTAGTAGTTAGATATAATTCTAGCGGTGTACACCAAGAAATATTGCCAGTAGCAGGCACAGTTGCAAGTAGCTCAGCAACCCCACCGTCCTCAGGATTGCCTACTGGGACAAGCACATTTAATGGACTTTTTGTCTCAGGTAGCACTGCGGGTGACCTTTATGCTGTACGTCCTCGTCGTCTTGCCAATGCAGTAAACATTCGTTTGGATACGTTATTTGCAGGAAATCAGCCAATTAGGTTAGGCGCTGCAGTAACAGACCCTATTGCGTTTACACCAAGTACTACTCAGGGCTTTGGTACTATCTCAAGCAATGCTTTAACGTATCGGCGCGTAGGTGCATTTATGCATATTAGCGGTCGATTTACCACCGGCACGGTTGATGCGTCGGAAGCGCGTATAGGGCTACCTTCCGGGTTGGTTATTGGTGACCAGTTAGGTGCTGGGATAGGTTTAATTACTGGCAGGTGGCATCGGAATCTTGCGACTGCAAGTACGCGAAAACGCGGCACAATAATTATGGCACCCGGTAACGCCTACGTTACATTTGCAACTGACGACTACACGGCAGCGGTAGGTCCTGGATCATCACAATTAGGGAATTCGATATTCAACAACACCGAACTCCTTTGGATTGACGCTTACGTACCAATTTCAGGCTGGTCTAGTAATCAAACGTCAGCAGATAGAGCGGTTGAGGAATATTCATCAAACTCATCTACTGCAACAACGGGGGACGAGACTACATTATTTGTTAACGGCGCAAGTGGTAGTCTTATCGCCGCAATAACCTCGGGCGGTAAACGTCGAGTTCGGTTTCCAACGCCTATCCTAGCTACGGACGGAATGATCACGGAAGTGGATTTAGATGGGACTGGGCGCTGGTCACCAGTCGGCGCTATTCAAAACAGTACAAGCCGCGCCGTTGATATCTATACAGTGCAAAACACCGTGAGTTATGGCATTTCACAACCATCAGCGGCAAACAGCACTGATGCTGACGTGTTCTTTGGAACATACCGCTCTACAAGAGACTCAACGAGTTGGGGCGGCGCAGGCTCTGCGTGGAGCACAGTCTCTGGTAGCGCTCGCTGGCGTGTTCGCAAAGTCGCATCGGGCGCTCAAATTGGTGGAGCAATCGGTGCTAGGAATGTTGTTGGTGATGTGACTGGTACTACCGTACCTACTGGCTATATCGGTGAGAGAATTAAAAACAGCCAAACCACATTTACAAACTGCAATGCGACTACAAACAGCACGGAAGTAATAAGCCAAGCTTTTACAGCGGGTGTTTGGGACATTAGCGCTCATTGCAATATTAAAGCGAATGGTGCAACGGTTACGGATAACGTCCTATTAGCTATCACAACTACGTCGGGAAACAACCTAACGGGTGCTGTTGCTGGAGAAAGTTACCTAGTTGGTATGATACCGTCCGGTAATAGTGTCGCGGCTATTTCAATTACCTCATGCCGGTTTGTCTTTACAGCAACAACAACTGTCTACTTTAAAGTACGCGCCGACTATAGTGCCGGAACGCCTCAATGGGTCGGACAAATCACAGGAACGAGGGTAGGATAATATGCCATTTTTCATTCAAAAAGCATCAGCAGTACCTGAACAATTCCCTAGTTTACCCCCGGAATCGATTGTGCAATGGAAGGAACAGTTAGCAGCGGAGGACGACCCAGCTCTGTTTATCGAGGTAGGTAGTGCTGAGGGAGTTGAACAAGCTTATAGGGAGGCGGTAACTAATGACGTTAATCCAATTACCCCTTAAAACCGTAAGCGAACAGATTATAGCCCCGTCGCCCCCTCAAGTAGTACCTCAGCCCGCTGCTGAATATACGCTTGTTGTCCCGGTGTCGGGCGAAACTGTCAATGTAGGTTCAAATAGGGCTGGTATTATTATCAACCCCGTCTCGACTATAGCGACGTTAACTATTGTCTTACCTGAGAACCCTACGGATAGGCAGGTATGTACAATCGCAGGGGGCAGCTGTTCCGTCATTCTTGTTACGCTAGTTTCATCTGCTTCTATTGCGAGCGAAATTAACTCTCTAGCAAGCGGCGCAAGTGTGCATTACTATTACCACTCAGCACAAAACACATGGTACAGGGTGGGGTAATTATGAGCATTTTTAATAAAATGACGGATGAAGAGAAGATTGCGTGGTTGACGGAACATGCTGAAGAATTTTGGTCCTACGAGCAAGATTCTCACATAAACGGTAAAGAGCATGATTTACTTGTTGATATTGTTCAACAAATGGATATTAACGATTTAAAGTTCGACGTACTGAGGGCAAAAGAAAGGCTCGTTGCGTTGGAGACCCCCCCAGCCCCTGAATCCTCTAGAGCCCTTCAATTGGCTCTGAGTGCTCTTAATATGTCAAAGCTAGTGGAGACTAAACTCGGCCGCTTACAAGAGCACTTAGACTCCATTCCGGCACCTAAAGAAGTGCAAGCCCCTAAAATACACCCAATGTACGCCTACAGTATCATGCTATCGTTAATAATATCATCACTCGCTGTCATCATGGCATTACTCAAATAAAGGATTCGATTTCATGGACGTAGCAGCTATCAAAATGCAGAAATTACAAGAACTTATTGACCAGATGAATGGAATCATGAGTGAATCACCGGAAGGTGAAGATGCGCCCGTTGACGTTGAAGCCGCTGTAGCGGAATTAGGAGAAGTAGCACCTGAAGAGAGCGCCCCCGCTTCCCCAGAATCAATGGAAGAAGAGGATGAACTAGGTTCTCAAATGAAAGGGTTCTTTAAACCAAAACAACCCGAAGAGAAACGTAAAGTCGCCCCAATGATGCTTAAAAAATAAGGGGTTTACCCGTGGCCACAATCGATACCCTCATTGCTGACGTAAAAAGAGACGTTATCGGCGCTAGTTATAGTCTCAACATCACTGATGCTGAGATTGTACGTTTTGCGTCCGAGGAACTCCAAAACAACATTACCCCGTTTATCATGACGATGCGGAGTGAGTACTTTGTTCGCAAAGACTCCGTTCCTGTCGTATCGGGCCAAACTAAGTACCGTATCCCGTATCGAGCTATTGGCAGGTCTTTGCGTGACCTGAAATATTCAACCGGTACATCAAATGGTGTCTTTAGTCTCCCGCAAATCGCCATTGAAGATATCCACCTCTTTACAGCCTCATCGAGTTCCCCAAGCGGCTTCTATATCATGGGTGATAATTACGTCGTCCTAAGTGATTCCCTAGATACCGCGGGCTCGTTTGAGGTTTGGTATGCCCTTAGACCGAATAGTTTAACCCAATCTGCAAACGCAAGACTCGTTAGCTCTGTCGGCGTCAGTTTAGGTCAAATCGTGCTCTCGGGAACAGCCCCATCGAGTTGGGTTGTCGGGACCCAAATTGATATTATAGACAACGTTCCAGGATATGAGACCAAAGCCATGGATTTAACTATAACTAATATAGTTGGTCCAGTTTTGACAGTATCTGGTCTTACGGCGGCTCAAGGAATCGTGGCAAATAACTGGGTTTCGATTGCCGAGACCTCACCTGTTATCCAACTCCCTCAAGAGGCCTATACGAGTCTTTTGTTAGCTACATGTACACGATATCTACAAGCAATCGACGACTTAGAAGCAATGGGGGCCGTGCAAGGTCGTCTAATTGAGTCAAAACGTCAACTTAGTCAACTACTCGCACCCCGCGTTGCAGGAGAAAACCAAGTCGTTATTCAACGTAATGGGTTATTGAGACAACGCACAGGCCGCAGTATGGCAAGACAGCCCTTTAGACTGCTTTAAGGAGTGATTCATGGATAGGCAAGCTCTAAAAACGTTTAAAGGTCTCATTCAGCAGCCAAACTCATTTAACCCCGAAGACGTTATGGGGTCCTTTGAAGTATTTGATAACGTATACGTTTCCAAAGATAACATTGTCTCTAAAAGACGCGGATTTGCGACGTGGTCAACTCCAGCCGCAAACGTGACTTATAAAAATATTACTTATTACGATAATAAATTAATTGCTATAGCCAACGCTACGAGTGGTAACCCAGCGTACTCCATTGCTTCAACAGGGACCCCTACCACGTTAACCGCTTATACAGGTACTCCGACCACAACTATTAGTTTTACCCCTCGCTCAGCCCAAGCAAATAAAAATCTCTATTTTACGACGGATAAGGGCATCTATAAGCTAACCTCAGGTACTTCGACCTACGAACAGTCTGGCGTTCCGCCTGGGCTCGATTTGACGTCAAAATGGCTAAATGTAAATACCGGTGAGATTCCACCTAACTCTCAAGTAGCCCATAGAGCACTTTTTAGTAAAACTGACGCTAACGGGTCTTTACTTTTGTCAGCTCCTACTGCTTTTGCCGTACTTATCAATAACGTGTATGCAGATAAGGTTTGGAGTCAGACAACGACGACTTTAACTATTACGGACTCAACCCACCCTTTTACAGCGGCTGACGTTGGGACTCGAAATCTCTACATATTAACGTCCTCGCGGTCAGCTCAAAAAAAGGTGTCTACAGTACCTAATGCGGGCTGGACTATTACGGCTGTCACGGTAGGAGTGTCTTTTGCTGTAACAGTATCAGAGAGTTTTACCGGAGGCGGGGCTGCCACCGATATATTAACGTACGGTGTTTTCCGTACACCCGTTCTAGATTTTACCTTGCCTGAACAGATACAAACTACTGACTATATTTATCAAATTTACCGTTCATCGAATACTTACACAGATATCGTAAGTGTAACAACCGGGGAAAACTTAGCAGCACCTTCAGACTACGCTCTCATTGATGAAACAAACATAGGTTCGGCGGACATCACAGCAGGTTATATACGTTATGTAGATGAACTACCGGATAGCCTTAGAAACGGTGCTGAACTCTACACTAACCCCGGCAATCGCGAGGGAGAGGCCCAAGCCAACTTTAGAGCCCCTTATTCAGCTGATTTAACATTATACAAAAACTACTTGTTTTTTAGTGACTGTACAACCTTGCAAAGATTGACTTTTGGGTTAATCACGACGACAGGGATGACGGGTAACAACGCTACCGATTCCAACAATACTTTGCTGTCTTTACTGCAAGGCGCAACGACTAACACTTATAGATTCCGTACCGGAGTTGGTAATAGGTCGGTTAACGCGGAGTCCGTAAGTTATGCTGGTTCAACCCTGACTATCAACTACACTGCGCATAATCTTCAGGTTGGGGACGTAATCAATGTAAGATTTACGTCGGGTATAACAGGTACTCTGTCAGGCTCTTATACCATTGCCACGGCTGCCACGAATTCGTTTACGATCACAGCGGCGGGTTTAACTCTTGCTGCAACCAGACTTGTTGAATTTGAAGGTTTAACAAATACAGGCGGGGATAGGCTTGTTTATCTTGCTGCTACGGCTTCCGTAGGGATTAACTTGCAAGAAACAGTGCTTAACCTTGTCAAAGCTATCAATCGAAACGGTTCTTCCGTTGCTGATGCCTTCTATACGAGTGCAGTGCAGGGGGTGCCTGGACAGATGGCCATAGCCTCAAAAAATCCTAATGAAGCCGTTATACAAGTTAAGATATCAACCACTGGAGCGGGTAACGCCTTTATTCCAGCGATTCCTACAGCTTATAGCACCACATTCCAAAGCAAAGCCGACTCACAACCGAGTTCGATGTACTTTAGTAAACTGAATGAGCCCGAAGCCGTTCCTCTAGTCAACTTTATCAACATAGGGTCGTCTACTTCTAGAATTCTACGAGTGTTGGCTTTGCGTGACTCGCTAATTATTTTGAAAGAGGACGGGGTTTTTAGGCTTAACGGTGATAGCCCTGCCGGGTTCAGTGTTACCGCTCTAGATAACACAATTATCTGTGCTTCCGCTAACTCAGCAGCGGTACTCAATAACACAGTTTTTTGCCTATCAAACCAGGGCGTGGTTAGAATTAGCGAATCTGATGTACAGATTATGAGCCGACAAATTGAGCCCCTTGTAGTGTCGATTTTAGGGCAATCAGGGCTTAATGACGTAACCTTTGGCGTTGCTTATGAAGCTGAACGTCTTTACCTATTAACAACAAAACAGCCCAACTCTGCGATATTAACAACTTACTGCTATAACTACCTTACAAACGCGTGGTCAACCTGGGACAAGCTCTGCACCGGCGGGGTAGTAAACCCTACGGATAACGTGTTGTACTTGTTGTCAAACGATGCAGCTCCGACTGTTTATAAAGAACGCAAGCTGTATCAAAAGACTGACTACTGTGATGAGAGTTATTCGACGACGTGCGTTTCTGTAGCAACGGGGGGCATGACTGCGACAATGACACTTCCGGGAGCTATAGTTCCTCAAGCTGGGGACGTACTCGTCTATAACGACACAATTCACAGAATACTGACAGCTACCCCTAGCTCGGGTACAGATTACATATTAACGTTTGGTCGGTCAGTCAACTTTGTAGCAACGAACAGTGTCACATTGTACGGGCGTATTGTTTCAACAATGAGAACATCCCCTCTACATGGTGAAGACGTAGGGAATCTGAAGGTCTTTAGTCAACTTCAACTCCATTTCAGGGCGTTTCTATGCTCTAAACTCTCCATTGACTTTGGGAATGAGAAATTTAACTCAACGGGCGCTTTTGAATGGTCCGCTAGCCTGGACTCAGGATGGGGATTCGGGGCTTGGGGGTTTAGCGTTTGGGGTGATGAAGAGGCATTAGATATACCGTTTAAGACGTCCTCAGCCCCTATTCTCAGAACGTATGTTAACCGAGACGCTGCCCGTGGTACGTTTCTACAGTGTATATTTGTGCACTCTCTTGCAGCAGAACCTCTAGATTTACAAGAGATTACGTTGTACTCTAGACCTTATAAAGCGAGGGTGTCCAAATGACGACAAGCCGAAATCGTGTCTATTCTGCGCAGCGTGACACCAAAGAGCATATCTCAGCCATCGTTGAACGTTGGGAGCGTTGGAAAAACTCCATCTCTTATAACGGTCAAGGCATGGGCGCTACTTGGGCACGCAACCTAACCCAGTATTATAGCACCATTCTTGATGCTTCCTCTTGGGAAACTAGTCTCTCATTTGGCGGAAGTCAAGGGGAGCTTGTCAAAATGCAGATTCCCCAAGCTCGGTCTATGACACGTCAGCTAGTTACCCTCGTTACTAAGCAAAGACCAGATTTTCAAGTCATTTCTGAAGTAACTGACGCTAAATCTATCAATGAAGCAAAAATCAGCCGTGCGTTAACTAGCCATATTAGTGAAAATGAAAGAGTCCATAGCAAAGGCCGCGATGCTTTTGAACACTCCTGTATCTTTGGCATTGGTTATATGCAAATTTCATGGAAAACCGACAAGGGTTACCCTTATACCGTTAATATAGAAAACCAAACTGTACAGTACACCGGTAAAATTGAGATTAGTACCCCGCTAGCTACTGACGTCATGCGTGACTATACGATTGCCCACTGGGATGAAGTGCCTGAAGTAACCATTCGCACGGTTCAAAATAGATATGACCTAATTGCCCAGTTTCCAGAACTTGAGGAAAAACTACTTCGGGTTGCTTCGACTTATGAAGCTGAAGGCAATGGAAGTCACTACATGGGCGCAAATAATGAGTCCCAAATAGAAGTTTTTGAATATTATCATAAGACTAGTCCAGCTCTGCCAAATGGCAGAATGACAATTTTCTGTAATGACGACCTGTGCTTGTTTGACGGCGACAACGTCTATGACTGCCTACCGTTAGAGCCAATTATGCCTGAACCCGTCGCTTCGACCGGGTACGGATATCCTCTCTACAGTGCTCTTTTGCCTGGACAAGAAATGTTAGACCACTCATTCAGTGTCATCGCTACTAACCAGTCTGCTTTCGGTGTGCAGTCCATTATGGCACCCCGTGGCAGTAACGTGACTCAGCAAGATATCCATGGGCTAAGTTTCTTTCATTATACCCCTCAAAATGCCGAAGGCGGCGGTCGCCCTGAAGCCCTTCAATTGACTGAATCACCTAAAGAGACCTTCCAGTTCATGGACGTCTTACGCGCAAATATGCAAGAGATATCAAACATCTCTGGCTCGTTAAGGGGACAACCTCCCCCCGGAGTTGATGCAGGTGTTGCCCTTGCCACATTGTCAGCAAACGCGATTGAATTTTTAACGACGTATTCCGAAGCGTACAACTCTGCAATGGAGAGGTCAATGACCCTCGCGGTCGGGTTTTGGGCTAAGTTTGCGACTATTCCACAGATGGTTGACGTTGTGGGCTTGAATAACCAGTCAAAAGCTACCGAGTTCAAAGCGGCCCACGCAAGTAAAATTAAAAAGATTCGAGTGAGAACTCAAAACCCTCTGTTCAGCACGATTGCTGGCCGTAGTGCTATGGCAAAAGATTTAATGAGTATGGGTCTTATTAAAGATATTAAGGGCTACTTCCATATTGTTGACGGAGCCCCCATTGAATCTTTATTCAAGAATGAATACAGCCAAGAAAACCTTATCCAATCGGAAAATGACGCACTTATCGAAGGTCAACCTGTCAAAGTATTGTCAATCGATGACCACGCGCTACATATTGCAGCTCATAGTTCACTTCTCGACGACCCCGCTATCAGATTGGGAGATTCGATTGCTCCTGCTGTTTTACAACACATTCTAGAACATGTTCAACAAAGTCAAACGGTTGACCCGCTTCTCTATGCAATGGTTCGTACCGGCCAAACCCCGCAAATGGGGCCACCCCCTGGGGGCGAGCCGTCTAAACCCGGTAGCGGTGTGAATGGTAAAGCCCCGCAAGAAGTAGCCCCTGGACCCGCTACCCCTGCTGAACCAATGGAGTAATTAGAAAATGGCTTACAGATTCCAGGACTTAGCTCAACAAATTAAAGAAGCCAACCCTCAAGATGGGGCGGTTAAAACCTCGGCCAGTGCTGACACGGGCGGTCAAACTGCGTTTAACGGTCAACAAGCCGCAAGCACCAAATCCAATTTTCAATCGGGTAAGGCTATCCTTAACGCTAACAAAGACGTCTATAACGCTGGCAGTACAACCAGTAACGATATCAATAACCAGATATCAGGGCAAATTAACCAACAAACCAATAGTTTACAGCAAGATGCCAACTCCTACGGTGAGGGGTTAAAGGCTAAAAATAACGTCGCTCAAGTAGACAGTACCGCCCTTAAAGGTGGAGAGGCCGCCGCTTTTGAGAACGCTAAAAAAGGTCTCGCACAGCAGTATGAGCTACCCGACGAATTTAAAATTAAACAAGACCCTAATAATATTGTACAAAAAGCAGAGTCTGGCCGCGCTGTAACTGATTTTCTTGGTCAAAGTGGGCAAGGGAATTATGGGGCAGGAGCGTCATCTCTTGACCGTGCCTTGTTTACCCGTGGAACAGGATTTGGCTCACTTTTGGATTCAGTTCGAGGCGCTCAAGGACAATTCAACGCCGCACGCGATGGGGCTGCGAAAACCTATGACTATGATGCCGTAAAAGCAGCTGAACGGGGTGAATATGACGCAGGTCAAAAAGGTATTAAAGATTCTATCTTAACTGCGGCTACCGGTATAGACGGTGATATTGATAGCACGACCAAGCAAGTACTTAACCAGTACGGCGCAGGCAGTGAAGATTACCGTGGTGTAACTATCGATGCCCCAACCAGCATCATGGGTGGGATACGCCCTGAGGGGGCGAAATACTCAGGTATATATGCCCCAACTGCTCAACAACAAATTGAAGCTTACATTGACGCAGAATTAGCCGCGAACCCTCAAAGTTATAATGAGTTTTCCATGGACGGCGGGCGTACTAAGGGCATTAATAAAGCTGATATCATGAAGAGCTTAAACATCTCTAATCCTGGTTGGGATGGTAACGGATCGGTTGACGGCTTATCAAAGTTTATCAAAAAGACCGCAATACCTACTGGCGCACGGGCTGTGTCAGCGTCGCAAGCTAAAACGTTCAATGATCTGAAGGCGTTATTAGGCGAGGCCGGTGGTTTGTCGGAATCGAGTATTGATAGCCCATTTAGTATTGATGATGCCGCCGTCATGAATGAACTAGCTCGTTATAGGCAAGGGATTCAAGGCGCAAATTCAAGTAACTTTGCAGCGGCGGCTGGGCAACCCTCGGCAGATCCTAAAGAACAGAGAGAGAGTAATACCGCTAAGCAGCAAGAATCAAAAGAGATAGCAACAAAAGAATTTGCTGACCGAATGAAGGCTCCCCGAGAACAACCCGATAAAGAGACTCAGGATAAACGTAATAAAGAACGTGAGAAGAACTCAGTTTAAGAGGTAAGTATTTAATGGAACCAATTATTACAGCCGCGATTATCGCCGGTGGGATGCAAATGGTTAATAGCTATTTTGCTAACCAAGGGGCCAGCGAAAAAGCAGACCAAATCGAAGCGGCTTTAGCAAACATCGATAACCCGCAATATGACTTCTCCCAGCTCAGCCCTGAACAATATGCGGTTGTAGCTAAATATATCCCACAACTTGCTAAGGTGCTTGAAGAAAAAGCCCCACAAGTCGTACAGCGGTCCGGGGTAGGTAAGGAAGCTTTAGGTGCCCGTATGAGCGCCCTCCAAAAGCTGCGTCAAGCCTCTGAGCAAAAAGACTTAGAATCCCAACTGGCAATGGAGGAAGCGAACAATAACGCGAGACAGCAAAACTCTATATTACAAGCTACCAATGCCCAGAGTATGGCCCGGCGCGGTATTGCTCCCGGCTCCGGTTTAGAGTTTGCTCAAATGTTGTCAGGTCAAGCTCAATCTGCCCAAGATGCCGCTGCGGGTGGTCGTATGGCAGCTTTAGAAGGTCGTAAACGTGCCCTAGGTGCATTAAGAGACTCGGCTGATATCGCGTCCTCCGTTGATAGGGATGAACTCAACCTCGCGACAGGAAACGCAGATATTATCAACCAGTTCAATGCCCGTACTGCGAACCGTCAGCAACAAGTTATGAATATGAACACCGAAGCGGTTAACGATGGGAATAGGTTCAACACTCAAACCCAGCAACGGGTCGCTGATGCAAACGTAGCGGACCGCAACAAGTTTAAAGTAGATGAGCGCAATAACCAAAACGCTTTGAAACAGCAAACTTACAACGACCAAATGGGCAAAGTTAAGGTTCAAGCCGGTATTGCGGACACCCAAGCGTCTAACATTCGTGGAGCTGCGCAAGATACAAATTCTGCAATTCAAGGTGGAGCAAACATGATAGGCTCTTACTACATGAACGAAGATAAAAAAGCTGAAAATGCTAAGTGGGGGAAAAAGCAATGAGACCAAAATTCGGGTTAGGTATTGACCCCGAAGCCTTAACGGCACCCTCAGCACTTCCTGGGCAAAACTTTAATCCGGGTAGCCCAGCTGAGCAAGCTTTACGTCGCATGAAGGACCGAGCTAACGCTGCTGGAGCCGACGCTGTCAAACGTCAACAAGAAAATTATGTAAGCCGTGAAGAGCAAGATTCTAGAGCTGCTTCGGCCAATGAGCGTGACCTCGGAGCCTCTATGTTGGAATCAGCCGCTATGTTTGGGTCTATTGGTGGCAAAACTGCCTCTGCTGCGCCTGTACGAGCCTTAGCTGATAGTTTCAACAAACGAGATGAAGATAACTTAGCTCGACGTGAAAAAATGAGAGCTGCTGGCCAGTTTGACGAAAACGCGGCACTTAAACAAATGTTAGAACTCGACAATCAAGGGTTTGAACAAGCTAAGCGTCCTATGATTATGGATAAGCTTCGTTTAGATAATGAAACTGGACAGCTATCCCTTAACCTCGACCGTGACACCTACCAGGATAAAGTTGGCAAGTTCTCAGCTGACCGAGGCTTAGCGGATTCAAAACTAAACGTTTCCAAGGCAACGGAAGGTTCAGATATCCGTCAAGCGGGTGCTAACGTCGATTTAACTCGAGCTAAAATTGAAGATATGGAACAGCGTCGTTTATTAGACGCAGAGGCAAATAGAACCAAAGCCGGAGCCGTAAAGCCCTCTAGGGAGTTGTCGGACGGCACTAAACAAAAGATAACCTATTTAAACTCCATTGATACTTCTTTGGAAAAAATGATATCAGAGGTCGAAAAAGAAGTTAAAGCAGCTACTAATCCAAACGCACTCCAACCCTTAGGTGGCCGTAGGTTTCAGCTTATCGGGGATAACGAGTTTACAAAGAATATGCGTTTAGGTGCCGAGAACTTTGGTCGTATGCAGTCCGGGGGTGCTATCAGTAAGGACGAGGAAGCGAAATTTAATGATATTCTCAGGTCCTATGCCGATTCTCCAACTGAGGCTCTGAAACGATTGAAGGAGCTTCAAGCCGATATGCAGTCGCGGCGTCAAGTTTATAGGGGGGGTAATGATACTTACGTTAGCCCCTTATTTGAAGGTGGGGCTAAATCAGCTGAAACCTCGACAGGCTCAAAACCTGGTGTCAAATCTGTTCTGTCCGTTGATGAACTCCCTTAAGAGGTGCTTATGGCTCGCTTTTCAAAAGACGGACAAACCTTTGATGTACCTGACGATTATGACACCGCAACGGGCGAAAACCGTACGGTAGCAAAAGCGGCGGCAAAAGGCTATACGCAAGTTGTAGAAGTCTCAAAAGACGGTAAAGACACATATCATATTCCAGCTCAAGACCTTAAAAAGGCTCAGGAGAAGGGCTATAGCGTGTATACAGAGCCGTCAAAAATGCCTCAATCTAAATATACCCCCGAGCAATCTCAGATGGTTGGGTTTGCTAAAGGTGCGAATTTTCAAGGACTTGATGAAGTTATAGGCTTTAACGCGAGCCCATCGGGCGCTGCAAAAACATTAGCGAATCATTTTGGTGCAAACTTTAAAGATAAGGACGTCAATACTTACAAAGTCAATCGAGACGTTATCCGAGAAGAGGGGGAATCCTCCGCACGTCAAAACCCCGGTAGAGACATCCTAGGGCAGCTGGGTGCAGGGGTCGTTCAGAGCGCGGTCGCCGCCCCCGTTGCCGTCATGAATAGCTTAAAAAATGTCGATAATCTCAGTAAAGGGGCTAAGGCGCTACTTGCAGCCAAAACAGCAGCGAAAGTTGGAGCCGTACAAGGCGGTCTAGAAGGTGTAGGTAGCTCTACTGCTACTAATGGTAAGCAGCTCGCTCGGGATACAGGCACGGGGGTAGTGACTGGGGGAATTGTTGGAGGACTTATAGGAGGCGCAAGTCAAGGGTTTAAAGAATTACTAACAGGCTCCTCGATTGATAATTTTGCAAATCTGGCAACCGAAAAAGCAATGAGGGTCACTGCTGAGCAAAAGAATTCGGCAGGCTTACGAGAACCGGGTAAATTTGAACGAATGTTAAGGTCCGTCCGTGATAACGCTTTAAAACCATTTCAAGGGCAAGAGAGTCTGCGTGAGAGTATCAGCCGTGAACAACTTAAGGCCAATCAAGGTCTAGACGATGTTTTGTCAAAAATAGGTAATGAAAGCGTTGAGGGCCATATGGTTGCTCAAAACATACTTAACCGTGCCGATGAAGCCGGAGGTTTAGCGGGTACAGTTGATTATGCTAAAAAGTTAAATAAGTCAGCTAATGACGTATACAACGTGACCGCTAATAAAACATTAAACGTAAAAGACGCTGTTAAACAAAAGAATAGCTATAATGACGCTGCAAGGTACAACTCAGTAGTCGACCCTGAGAAGTCTATAGTTGCACGCGAGGGGCGCAATGCGTGGCTTCAAGAAATTGACAAGGTTGCAGAACCTAAGCTTGCTGAACTAGGCCATAACACGACTTATAAACAGTCCCGAGAAGCGGTAGGTAACTTGATAGGGGCCGACGATATAGTTCAGAAGTCTCTTGCTAACCCTAAAACAGCGGAAAGCTTTTTATCCCCAGCGGGTATCAAACACCTCGTACAAAACTACGGTAACCAATCCGCAGCCTACTTTGCTGATAGAATCTACAAGAACCCTAAATATATAGAGTTTTTAGCGAAAGCCGGTGATAAAGGTCAGATACCTGCATTGAACTTTCTAATTCAAAACGTCATCCCTAAGGAGCCTAACAACAATGGCAGATAATTTTATAGAGTTGCCGGCCAGTGGGGGTGGTTATACGCCAGGGGAAACTGACACTATTCTCCTGAAAGTCACCGATAGCACATTAACAGGAACTGTCAAAGCGGGGTCAATTACAAGTGCTGAGCTTTCCTCTGCCGTTAATGCAAGTGTCGCTTCAAAGTTGGATAAGTTCTCCGGGGCAGGCGACAATGTTATTGTTCGCACAGATACCAATGGAAACACCGTTCAAACTTCCGGTGCTACAATTGACGATTCCGGCAACATTTTAGCCAACGCCTTCCAGTCAGGTTCAGTACTGAATTTAGGTGTGTCTGGTAGCGGCGTCATTTTACAAGTCAGTGCGTCGACACGTGTCACTATCCGTCCTGCGTCAGCTACGGATTCTGATATCCTATTTGCGGGTACAGCAGGGTCTACTATTCAGGCAGGAACCACCGCTGAACGTCCTAGTTCACCTGTAACGGGCACGATTCGCTATAACAGCACCTTAGGCCAATATGAGGGCTACCTTGCTTCTACATGGTCAAGTTTTGGGGACGTGTTCGGCCCTGCTTCATCGACTGACCGTGCGATTGTCACGTTTAATGGCGCTACTGGCAAAATCATCCGTAACTCGTCAACCACAATTAGTGCCTTAGGTGCCCTTGTCAATGACGGCTCAGTTTCCGTACGCGATAAGGCGACACCACTTGGCACTAACTTGTTAGAAGTCACCAATAGTACAGGTGCTTCGATTTACGGGGTAGTTGATGCCAACGGGGTAGGTGGGTCTGGTATTACTGCCTCGACCGCCATTGTCTCTGATGCAAACTCAAGGATTAAATCCGTAGCTCAACTCCCCCTCAATGTAGGTGGGACAAATGCCGCGTTAACTGCCTCAGCCGGGTCTGTAGCGTACTCTAGTGCTAGTGCCCTTGCTCTGACAGCCGTAGGAACCCTAGACTACCCTTTGGTGTCTAATGGAACGTCGGCACCCTCATGGACAGAGCCAGCTACTCGTAAATTTGCAGCCGTTGACGCGACTACGACAATTACAGCGACAAGTAGGTCCGGTATCCTTATTTTAACGAATACGGGCGCTAGGGCAGTCACACTTCCAACTACCCCTGCTGCTTATACTTGCATCACGGTAAAGGACGGCGCAGGCACAGCTTTTACCGCAAACATTACAATAACCTCAGGAGGTGCCGACACTTTTGCTGAGTCTGGGACGTCAACATATGTTATAGATAGTGATAGGGCAGCGGTTGAATTTACATATCTTTCGGGTCAATGGCACGCACTTTAAGGGGTCAAATTAATGATTATACAAGATACGATTACATACTTAGTTGACCTCTCGCTTGCGTCAACCCAGACAGGGCCTTCCATTGAAGTTAAAGGTTCGGACCTTTACTCTATTGAAGCCGTAGTGACCGCTGCGTCCTCTCTTAACGGGACTCTCAAGATTCAAGTTTCTGTTTCAGGCAATAACTGGTCCGATTTGACAGGCAGCACACTTACGCTTACAACGGATGGCACCAGTATCTATAGCATTAGTGAAGTGGCCTATAACTACGTTAGATTGGTTTGGACACGCACGGGCGGAAGTGGTACGCTTAACGCTACGGTCAGCAGGAAGAGGTCGTCATGACTATATTAGACGACCGCCTCAACGCAAAACTAGATAAACTGCACGAGGATATTGTAGAGCTTAAGATTGCGGTCACTCGTTTAGAGTCACACAGCACCACGGCTAAGGTCGGCGCGTGGTTTATCTCTACAGCCGTTAGTGTCGTCGGCGCTATCGCAGCAGTTTGGATTCTATTTAAACCCCACTAAGGAGCTTTTTATGTCTATTCTAATATCCGCCCTTTTATCCTTACTTGTCAAACTTGTCACCGAGAAGTTTTTGGCACAGGCAATTGTCATTGGTCTCAAAGCCTTAGCGACTAAGACTGAGAATACTTATGACGATGAACTGGTGTACGCTTTAGAAGAAGCGTTGTCAACAAATCAGGACCGTAAAGAATAATTCAATCTCAACCGAGACTGTTTATAAGCCCTGCCAGCGCTTGGTGGGGTTTTTTATTGGGGGTTATATGTATGAGCTGAGGGGGGGCAATTCAGGCCTATTAATCAATGGAAGAATCCAGGGGGGGTCTAGTAGTGCCTGCTATAGGACCATGTTGCTGAGATTACATGGTTTAGAGGTTCCGCCTGACGACCTAGGCAAATTAGTCTTTAAAATTGGGCATAAACACGAAGAACTAATGACTCCCTATCTGCCTAATGCTGTTCAAGAAAAACTGGTCTCTAGGCAGCTTACGGATAAAGTAAGCCTTGCCGGGCACATAGACTTTCTTGATGATGACTGGGTCTATGAGCTAAAATCAGTCACTTCACATAACACCTATAAGTCAGTGTTTTCACAGAGAAAACCTAAGGTAGCTAATATTGCGCAATTATTGACTTATATGTGGTTAACGGAACGTAAACGGGGAAAACTTATCTATAGTAGTTGGGTCAAGACGCGGCAAAGTACCCGTAGTCAAAACCGCATACCTGAAGATATGCACTACAGTCAAGTAGTAGCCCGTGTTATAGATGAAGGCATACCCCTATGGGAAGAACAGACAGAATTCGTTGTCGAAGTAACAAACGACGGCATAGTTATGATAGATGGGGTAGAAACTGAGTATAAACAGCAACATACAATAGACTACTGGATGATGGCAGCTAAGGTCATAGAATCACAGACAGTTTATCCTGAGGTTCCTGATGACGCTTGTCACTTTTGCCCATTCAAAAAAACTTGTCAGATGTTTCGACCGTTTAAAGACACTACTCAGGGTTTTTTAAAATCCGCCGAGGATGTTATTGAGGGTAAAAAAGCCCTCATTGCTAGTTAACAGTTGTCTGGGAGGACACACCGCATGGCTAAATTTTCTGGTTTCTCTGATATCGAAGCTTTTACTAAAAAATCTACAGGTGGGGACAAAAAAGAATTTGCTCCTAAATTTGTTGGCGTTGGGTGGCATGAGGCGACTATCAAAACCATCACCAAAGGCGTTAACGCAAAGCTTGATGAAACTTTCAAAAACCACACTCTTGAGTTTGACGTAGGGGGGCTTAAAAAACTCGCCTTCTTGTCGCGTCCTACCACTAAGCTGCTGTTTGGTGAGAAGAATTATACAAGTGCTTCTTTTGAATGCCGCCAATTTGCCGAAGCTGTAACCGGTTCTTCCGTTGATTTGGCTGACGCTAAAAAGATATTCGAAGATCTTTTGGAAAAAGGTGAAGCAGTAGGCAAACGTGTGCGAATCAACGTTCAATACCGCAAGACTCACCTCGTTAAACGTGATGACAAAAAAATCGTCATTGTAAACCGCAAAGGTGAAGAAATTGAAGGTCGGGGCTTTGATAGCTTTGACGACGCTAACGCCTACTGTGCTGCTAACAACATTGCCCTAGAAAAATACCCTAACGTTATAGATTACGAGCTAATTGAAGGGGCAAACGTTGAGACAGAAGATGTTCCATTTTGAGCCGTAATTGAGCCACAAATGAGCCGAACGGGGGAGTAAGCTATGGAACTCTTTGTTGAATACGCTAAAAACGTCTATGAGCGCACCGGAAACATGATTGACGTGACTGCGGCGCATAAACCCGGGTTCAGGTCGATGTACATGTTCAATGTTCAGGATGCCGCAACTATCAAACGTTCTGGCCATTCACGCGGGTTTGGCGCATACGCCGTCATAAGTAAGTCAGTCCACATTGACTTAGACGGTGCCCCTGTACCCCCAAATTACATCAAGTATCTCAGGGAACGGGATATTTCACATTCGGTCTGGTTTAGCGGTAATAAGGGTTATCATATTCATGTTGCTACAGACCTCTGCCAGTCCCACTGGTTGCCAGATTGGCACTTATCTTACATGCAGGGTTTAGGGTTTGAGTTTGATAAGTCTATCTATCGCTCAGATATGCTTATTAGACTCCCTAAGACACCTCATGCGATAACGGGTAAAGCCAAATCCCTTATCTCAATATTTCAAGGCAAGAACAGACTTACGCAATCAGAGTTATCCAAAAACTTTACTGAGCCCGAAAGGAGAGCTAAACCTATGGATTTGAACTTTGCTTTTACATTACAGCGCCTATTGAACACTGTAGAGCGTGGGGTGCTGCCTGGGGGGCGCTATCAAACCCTATGGTCACTAGCATCTAATTTTTGTGCTTTAGGCATAAGGCCCGACAGTACGTTAGATATGCTCACAGCGGTTAATAACCAGTTCCCTATACCTACCACACCCGGTGAAGTTCAACGTGCTGTCACGCAGGCTTACGGACGTTCAAATGGTTGAGCTAGCAAAGATGACAACTTCATTACTACCTCCTATACCCGTATACACCGACGGTACGGCGCGTCAACCCCGTAATGGACAAATCGCGTTTATGGTGTGGTTAGCGTCCCCTCGGTCGTGGCACATGGCTGGCATCCTCCCGACAGGTATTGGGAAGTCTTGGATTGCAAGAGCAACGCAGGTCGCGATACCGGGCACTATTATTATCACGTCTCAAAACGCTCACGTTGACCAGTACGCTAAAACATACTCGGACCTCGTCTCGGTGAAGGGAAAGGAACATTACCAGGATGAAGCTGCTTACAGGTCGTCCAGGGCCCGTATGCGGACTAAACCCGCTATCTTCAACACGGCTAGCTGGTACTACTATCTTATGCAATCCAAGAACCCAATCAAGCCTAGCGTCATAATTTTGGACGAGGCTGACGAGGCTCTTTCATTGTTACTTGAATTTGCTACTGAAAAAATCAGAGTACCTCAGGAGTGGTTTAAGGCTGACGATATTATTGATTTAGTTGAGGCCCGCGTTGCCGAAATTGACGTTCGACTACAAGAACTTTGGTTGTTACCTAAAGTAAGTAAAAAAGCTGTATCTCAATATGGCTCCCAGCTTAACAAAATGAGTAAATTATTCAAAGCTTTAACCACTAATGACTATAGTTTAGGTTGGGAAATATCTAGTGATAAAAAAGGTCAACCAACCTACTACGCCAAGGTTGTTCCGACCATATTACCAGAATATGTACGTCAAAAGTTCTTTGGAAACGCGAGAGTTGTACTTTTAAGTGCCACTTTAGACCCACACCGTGTTGAGGAATTGGTAGGTCCAGGAGCTGATATATTTGAATTAGATTCACCATTTATACTTGACCAGCGACCCATGTTTACGTGTGACCCATTGCCTGCTAAGCCGGGGTACGGGACCGACACCTCTATCAATGCAGGTCACGTTGCTAGGGTTTGGAATGAGAAATTAAAGGAATTAGGACCTACCCTTGTACACGTCCCATATGGACAACAGGAGGTCTATGTAGAGGCCTTTAAAAAGTTTACAAAAAATGTTTACGTTAATAACCCTACAAATAAAGACGTGTGTGTCGCCCGGTTTAAAGAGACGGGGGGCGTTTGGATCGCTTCCGGCTGCAATGTGGGCCTAGACCTGCCCGAGTGCCGCGTAAATATCATCCCGACCCTACAGTATCCTTCATTGGCCTCTGATTACGTCAACAAGCGTAAATCTAAGCGTGGCGGGGGTAAGTGGTATCAAGCTGAGACACTTAGACATCTCACTCAAGCCTTAGGTCGTGGTTGCCGGCATGAAGAGGATTGGGTTGTCAATTGGTGTCCCGACCCCAGATTTTGGAGCCTTTATAATGACACAGTAAAGACTATGCCCAAAGCCCTCAAGTCTTGCGTCGTTTTCTCCGACTATAGATTTTACTCCTTCCCTGAGATTTACGGTGAGCATAAGCCTACTGAAATTAAAGAGATGTTGGAGACACGGCCTTTTGCCATGGGGTACTGATATGACTATAGTTTTTGTAGATATTGAAACTTCAGGTCTATTATTTTGGGAAAAAGATTTTCATCTTGAATCCGTATCTCTACATTGGAGGGATGATAAAGGTGTTATTAAAAACCATTACGCCCGAGGTCCGCAAGAAGTACGACGAGTATTTGAGGGTTTATCGAAAAAAGGCACGCCGTTATCAGCCTATAATATAGGGTATGAGATGGGTGTTACCTTATGCCAATACCCTGATTTGAACCTTAACTGGTCTGTAGATGTAATGAGATTAAGGCAGCTCTACAACCAAGGCTCTGGTCAAATGGTGACTAATAGCGAGGGGCGTAAAGAGCTACGTTATACGCATTATGAGCCATTTAGTTGGGGTTTAAAGGACGCGGTAAGGACTATTTTTCCAGGTAGCGGGGACTATGAAAAAGAACTTCACGCCTGGATGAAACAATCTGGCAAATCTTGGGACCGTATCTCAGAGTTTCCTGACGAGTTGTTAAAGCCCTACAACCAAGCTGACACCGAGTACACTTTAAAACTGTACGAGTTTTTTACCACACATTTTGCCGGAGAGGGGTTCGATTGGTTACCAGACCATGAAGATTATATATTTCTAACCCGTCAAGTCGTACAAGCTAAAATAAGAGGTATCCCCGTTGATGTTGAATTACTTGAGAAAAATGTCGCGCTACTTAAGGAGCAAATTGAGGCCATTGACGCGAAATTGCGTACCGAATACGAGGAAGAGATTCAAGAGGTACGTCAGTCTGCTTTAGACAAGTATAAAGAAGCCCACCCACGAGGGCGTAAGACTATAGCGGATTTCGATTTTAATATTAACAGTAAAAAGCAGCTTGGTGAGCTAGCTACTGAACAACTTGATATGGAAGTCAAGCTAAGGACTGCAAAAGGTTCACCCAGTTTCCGACGTGCCCATTTAAGTCAATGGGAAAACTTAGGCGATATCCTCGGTAAACGGGGGACTCTTACCGTCGCTTATCAGCAATGTAAAAAGCTGGCAGAGGTTTCGGCAAAAGACGGTCATTGGCACCATGACTTAAAAACATGTGGGACTGTGACTGGTCGCATGGCAGGAGGCGGTGGGCTTAACGTACAGGGGCTTAGTCGTCGCGAGCCATTGCTTATGAAGACGTTAATTGCACCCCCAGGTAAGGTGCTAATATCCTGCGACTTAAGCGCCGGAGAACCTACCGTAGCAACGCATTATAGTCAAGATTATAAGTATAAATATTTTACTTATGACGGCGTAGGTAAGGCTCCTTATTGGCAAAAAGAAACTCTAATGATTGATGATGTTTACTTAGCGTTCGGTGCTGTAGCGGAACCTGAGGTCATGAAGGAAGCCTGGAATAAGCAGTGGCCCGTAGGCACTTTTGCTCAACAATGGCTTGCTGATGCTGAGGTGATTAAAGGGGCTCTTAAAAAGAAACGTCAGGCATGGAAGACTATCGCACTAGGTCTCAACTATGGAATGGGTCCTAAAACTCTCTGTAAAAACCTTACTGAAGGTGGCCTACCAACTACATATGACGAGGCTAAAAGGCTCTGGAATACGTATTGGGCGCTGTTTAGAACGATGCAAACTTACGCGTCCTCTATTGCTAAATATGTAGAGCATAAAGGCTACATGGTAAATGAGTTTGGCTATCGTGGGACCCCTAAACCACATAATGCATGGAATTTTATGATTCAATCTTCAGTCAACGGAGTCATAACAAAATGGTTAAAAAACGTACTAGAAGTAGCACCTTGGACTGAGTATGTAGTGTGCATTCATGACGAAATAATATTCACAATTCCCGAATCCCGAATCGAAGAGTTTAAAGTTTTTTGTAGAGATGCCGAGAGAAGACTTAATGAGGATTTGCAGTGGAGTGTGAACGTGAGAACGGGCTATGTTTTTGGAGTTAATCTTTTTGAGGCTAAGTAAGCTGTCGATGTTACAATCTGTACGGAGGTCGTCGCAATGGGTAGTAAACTAGTTAAACCATTCCAACTCAAGATTGGAAACAGACAATGGAAGGTACGGTTTGTCTCAGCAGCGTGGCTTAAAGCAGTCACAGGCGGTTCTACAATGGGTTTATGTGACTATGAGATTAGTACCATATACATTAATAAAAATATGCATATACCTCAGATTAGGGTCACCCTGTTCCATGAGATAACTCATGCGATGCTTGAACCAAATATGGGGTCCAACGACCAACACCTTGGTCTTATCAATGAAGAAATCTGTGCAAATCTATTAGGTTCCGGTCTTGCAGAGTTACTTTTACAACCTTTACCAGCGTGGCTAGTCTCGACAACTGCCGCCGCTGTAGGAGATACCCCGAAATGACAACTGACGCAATCATTATTATCCCGGACACTCACCACCCCTACACGAATTGGAACGTACTAAGAGAAGCGCGTGACCACTACCTAGTCTACAAGAGACAAAAGAAAACTGTCAAGGTCATACAGATGGGCGACCTTACCGACCAAAAGGCATGGTCACGATTTCCTAAGGATGTTGACGACGACAACCCCACACTTGAGTGGATGAAGACTGAAGACGCCCTTATCCGCATGGGTGAGTGGTTCCCTGAGATGACTCTCATACTCGGTAACCATGACGTACGCATCATTAAAAAATGCCTGGAAGTGGGCATCCCTAAAAAGCTCATCCCTAAGCTTGAAAAGTTATTCCCATTCCAGGGCTGGGACTGGCATATGTCACACCGTCCCTTAGTCATTGATAACGTTATGTATGTTCACGGCGACGAGTTCGCTGGCAATGCCATCGCTAAAGCTAAACGTGCGGGTATGAGCGTCGTTCAAGGTCATGACCATCAAATGTACTTGGAGTTTCTCAACACCATGGGCCGCAAAACCTTTGGTATGGGAACAGGTTGCACGGTTGACGTTGACAGCCCCGCTGCTGCCTACGCTGCAAAGAACCCTATGGGTGTAGACTTGGGTTTCGCTGAGATTATTAAAGGAGTTCCGCATCTTATACCCTACTTCTAAAGTTTTAACACAACCGGACGAGATAGCAATATAGGAGGAAACAAAACATGACAAGACTTACTGTAGGACGAGTGACAACTGCTTCGGGGGAAGAGGTATTCACCGTATTCTTATCGGAATCTGAGTTAGAAACTTTAGCTAAAAAGTATCCACAATGCAAGGCGCGGTCAGAGTTCGAATTAGAAAGAGTGGATTTATTTAAGCTTTATCAGGCGATTTCTAGATTTATGCACGGTGTGAGCAGCACACAATATATTGAAAAAACTTATGGTCTGGACACATATAGGAGACGGTCATGAAATTAGGTACAATTTACAGCTTGAACGGATTAAATCGTAGAGAAGGGCACTTCTTTGCTAAGCCAGTCATGTTTGACCCAACCAATGGAGAGTATGTAGTCCTGGTCTATAATTCTCTGCTTGAAGAAGTAGGGCCAGGGATTGTACCTCAAGGCTCCGTACTAGGACCGGTGTTCAATAGCCCCGCGAATCGCCCCTTATATCTCATGAGATTTTTCAAGGGTGACGAGGTTGCAGATGGGGATATCATATTCGGGGACAAAGAGTACGGCTTGAGAATGTGCAAGAGGGCTGAAGAGAACAAAGAACATCAAATTGATAAAGCACAGTTGATTGAGATGGTAGAACACCCTGACTACGGAATTGACGACAGCAACGATGAAGTAGGGGACCCGACACTTAACTAAATTTTCTGGGAGGAAAATCTATGAACTTGCCTACTTTAAGTTTTGACGCGCCTAAAACCGTATTCCCTTTACTCGCTGTACTTGTAGGACCTACAGGAGCCGGTAAAAGTACCTTAGTTGGAACTTTGGGAGTACCTACCCTTTACTTCCATACCGCAAGCGAATCACACGGCCCCCGTGCTGCTAGGACTATCAATCCTAAGATTGCCCCGATTTGCATTGATGGGGACGCAGCAAAGACACCTGACGAACATTTTGAAGGCTTACTCGCAATGTTGGCCGACGTCAAGGGAATGAAGGCTCAAAAGGTTGGGGCTATCGTTTTGGACGGTTGGGCTGAGTTGGAGTCATTGTTGATGACGACGACCGCCATGAAAAACTTTTGCCGTACAAAAGACGGCACACACAATACTTTTAAAGAAGGTGACTTTATCCTTCTAAAATTCCGTGAGATTCGCAAGGCCCTTCAAATCATTCAAGACAATGGAATGCACGTCATCACTACGTTGCTCGGCATCCTTACCAGCCAACCCGACGACCTTAACGGGTATAGCCTTAGCCCCCGATTAAAAGGATACAATACGGCTGAGTTCGTTCTATCTCTGTTCCCCGATATCCTTATCCCTGCACGGCTTGTTAACAAAGACGGCAAGAGTGAGTTTGCCCTTCTCTATCATGCAACCATCTCTCGTAGTCAGACCAAAGAAGACGGGTCAATGAAGGTCGCTGCATTTACTCCGCGTATCACTGGAACCTTGATTACTGCGTGGCCTCAAAAGTCATCAGCCGACTTGTCAAAGATGTTGGAGTTCCGTGACAAACTTATGAATGGAGGGGGGAAGTAATATGATAAACGCCCTCATTATAGCGGTCATGCTCGTCTCTAACGTCGAAGATTTTCGTGAGACCGCTTACCTGTGCCCAGCTGGCGTATTGACTATCGGTTATGGACTCACTGGCCCTACGGTGACCAAGTCAAGTCGTACTACCCGCAAAGAGGCTACAGGCTGGCTTAAAACGCGACTACAGCAAGAAATGGAATTCATTCTTGACGCAGTAGGTAAGGACCGGGTTTTGCTGGATTTCGAGTTAGCTGCACTTGCAAGTTTTGTCTACAACGTGGGGCGCGGTGCATTCTCTAAATCTACGTTGCTTAAAAAGCTAAAGGCCCAGGCCCCTGCTGACGAGTTAGTTAATGAGTTCAAGAAGTGGGACAAAGCTAACGGAGTAGCTTTAGCAGGACTCACTAAAAGGAGGGACATGGAGGCAACTCTGTTCATCGGAAACTGTGTCACATGCGCTTAGCGAGGTACTTTATGCTTGTTTTGATAGGGCTGTCAACTTTAGTCAGTTATCTCTTAGTAATAGCCGCGTCTCTGCTTATAGTCAACTTACTAGGATTGTTAATATATATACTATGTGAAAGGTTCTTATGAAAAAACTTGTTGTTATCACACTATTAGCTTTAACCGGATGCAGTTCTACCCAACTACCTTCAAAGCCCTCTATTCCAGAGTGTAAGGACGTCGTAGCAGCTCATGGCGGGGAAGTTATGATGGAGTTTAATGACGGTGGAGCGTCGTTAGCCAATCATATCACCCGCACCCTAATGACCGTAGTAAGCCCGTATGTAAGCCGCCGTCTCCAACCACGAATCAAGCAACCTAACCCAGGCTTATGTAACGTTGAAGGTTTACCATATGAAGTTCACGTCGTCAAGATTGGCGAGGAACCTACACCTGAGTCGAGGATAGACTGATGACACAGGAAGATTTTGACAAGGTACTCTTGCATATCAAACGTAAACTAGAACTCGACACTGCTGCAACCCCTAGAGCTGACCTGAAGGCTTATTTGCTCGGCTATATTGATGGGGTGTTGGGGAGCGTCGAGTATGAGGAAAAGAAAAAATGAGCGGCGGAGCTAAACATGACAACGGTAAACCCCCATTGACTATGATTCCTCGGGTAGCAATGGAAGCCGAGGCACGAGTGTTTTCTTTCGGCGCTAAAAAGTATTCCAAACATAATTTTACCAAGGGGTTCGATTACTCCCGATTACTTGACGCAGCCATGAGACATATTACCGCTTATGCTTGGGGAGAAGATGCCGATATAGAAAGTGGTGAGAGTCACCTAGCCCATGCCCGTTGCTGCCTCGCAATGCTTATGCAGAATATTGAAGACAACGTGGGCCTCGATGACCGTTATAAAGGGGTTAAAAAATGACCGAAGAAATACTACCGTCCTTGACTGATGACGATACCGACTGGCTTGCTCAACTTGATTTCGGCGACGACACCCAAACCTGGGTCCGTATCGAGTGTGATCGCCTTAATCACCAAAATTGTACGTCCTATTGGTACGGTGACTATGATTACTGTAATACCTCCCTAAACGCATGTGTCAGCTTGTTGCAAGTCGTAGGCTGGAATGGAGGCCCTAAATGAGGCTGTGGCAGTGTCTTACCTTCATTGTCTTAGTAAGTGCTTACCCGATTACTATGTGGGCCATACTGGTCTATTTTGGGCCGAAATAAAGAAAAAACAAAATGAGTTTCATAGTACAGCTTCTCTTGATAGCACGAATTATACGCTTTCTGCACAATGCGACACGAATACAGGTAAGGTTGTCTTAAAGGTGATTACGCCCGAGGCAAAGTATATCAATATGGGAACCGATACTATTCTCACCTGATGAGATTCATTGAGACTAATGACGCAACATTAAGGGTCCTTGATGCCGTGAGTAGCGGTCCGTAGCGAAGGTGCGTTCATCAAGGGCCTCGGGGTCATAGGGGCAGCGCCCCTCAAGCGATTCCCTGCGTGTCAGTATTCTGTCTTCTAGAGTCGAAGATGTTGTAGTGGTCTGGCCTTACTCTCCCAACGATTAAACCCACATCTGCCCCTTACAAACCCCTTACCGCCTCATTTTATAGCACCGCGCCAAATATGAACAACTTGACATCTTGCCTTACAAACCCCATTGATTCTGACGGGGTTTAACAGGGGATGCCTTACAAACCCCATCACACCTTATGGGAGAATCTATGGCAAAGCGTCAAAAGAAGTATGTAACTCATAACTCATTGTCATTAAAACTATACAGAGAAGGGTTCCGGGGAACCGAACACCTTGCTACCACGTTGTTAAATATGCACTTTGAACTTGGTGGGATCTTGGGAAGTCGACAATATTACGCCTCAAGCCTTGAAACTCCGGGACAATCGTATACCGTATGGATTGAACGACTTATTGACAACGGCTGGCTTGTCCGTAAGGCAGATATAAGCACTAAGCAGGACTATATTAAATACCAGCCAGGAGTAAAATTAATGCCTTATATTAATAAAGAAAAAAGCGCTAAAGAAGAGATTGCATCAGTCCGCGAGTTACACAATATGAAGAATCAGATTATGGAATCCGTGGACAGTCGCCTAACCCGCATTGAGGAAACCTTGGGCAATATGTACAGCGCAATCGGCCTCGGTAAAATTGACCCACCTGACTTTCCTAAGCTTAAACAACACCTTAGACTCGTCAAGTAAAAAGGCCTCTCAAGTTTATTCTATACCTGCCGAAGAGTATTATGTAAGAGACGCTTACACAATCAATGAGGGTTTAGAAATGACACAATTCCACTACACCAAGGACCAGTTGACCAAAGAGTTCAATGACGGCGGATTAGACTACAAAGACCTGGAGAAGTCTAAACTCCTTGAGGACTTGGTTGACGCACACAACCATATATCTTGTCAAAATATGTCGTATGAGAGGCTTATGCGATTGTACGGAGCAAGAGTTACCCAACACAACGACGATGTGACGTCACATGTCGGCAAAATGGCAGGAATAAAATATCTATCTAGGCAAATCCTAAACGCCCATTCAATAGAAGATGCCAGAGATTTAGCCAATAACCTTATTGAATTTATTGGTAGTCTTCATAGTGATGACCTGAAATAATAATAAAGTCCTGCTACGCAATGACGATAAGAGTATAGAGATACTTAGTTATAGATTAACTCACACAATATCCATAAGTTAAGTATTAAGTATATGATATTACTATATATTAATGCAAGGGGTTGATATGCAACGAATAAAGTATGACTTGTGCCTAGAAGTTATACAGTATGACGCTAAGGACGGAAGCCAGCGGTTGTCAGTGACCGTGTCAGATAGACGGCAAGGGTGGAATAAAGCCCAGTGTACCGTTGTCCTAGTTGAAGGTACGACGGTTGAAGAGTGTATCAAAGAAGACGACTTGATTCAACGGGCGTTTGAGACTTACTTAAAAGCAACGGCGGGGGTCGAGAATGTATCACAGCCAGATTCCTACGATTTACACGATTGAGGTCAACGATACCCCTTACTATGCCATCTTTGAAGACGGCGAGCTTCTCAGGTGTGAAGACGGACAAGGCAGAGACCCAGGCGACCGCGTCGCTAAATGTTGCCAGGAGTGGTTTGATGAGAAGTTTGGAGGAGATGGGGAATGATACAATAATCATAAATGTAGCTATTGCGGGCAGTAGCCACGACCGTGGTATAAACCAGCATAAATAGGCACTTTAGACTAAGAACGGGGTATAAAAATGACTGAGAAACAGTGCTATTTGGAAGTAAAACTCCGGTATTCATGCCGGGGGTATAAGCGTCTTCAAAAGTTCGAAAGCTCTGTTGGAGATTCCAAAGGATTGGCTCTGTCCCCATCCGCCTCACACTCTCAACTTTTCTCTCCCCATCAACCTGCCGATAAGTCTTTTGTAGAACACACCAATCAGGAGACATACGCATGAACAAGATAATCGACGCTCTCTTTGTTTTAGTAGTAACCGGCCTTGTAGTTCTTTACTGTGTCAGCGTGTCCGCTACCCCTACTACTACTACTGCCCAAGTATTGATCACCTCAGCTATCGTTAATGCTGATGAAGTCGCAGAGTTGCAGGCTCAAGGTTGGATAATTATTGATGACTTGAACTAAGCGCTAAAGTTTTCCGAGAGACCGCCGATAAGATAAAATGAAAGAAACGACACACACACTTCATAGAAAGCCTATCAAAATGATACTCACACTGATCCTAGTCATCCTAGTGCTGCCGCTCATCCCAGCTCTACTTTGCGCTCTATTTTGGAGCCCGGTCATCTTGCTGGGTCTCGTGATAGGCGTCGGTGAAGCCCTTCAACCCACACCAAAAGTCGATAATAGATTGCCGATGATACCTCGCATTGTCAATAGGTTGCAAGAAAGAGCTAAAGCTTCTCACGTCCCCCCCGATAAATAACATATAAGGGGGAAACACCAAATGTACTACTTTAACCGCCGGGCAGACGCTGAGTACTTCTTACTAGTCAGAGGCTTGCTGAACTTGGTTCAAATTGATAGGGTAGGTTTACAATACTTAGTCGTGCTTCATGGAAGGAAATAACTATTTATACCGTACAAGAATAATGGCATGAGAGTACCTTCAGCTGGACTACCTACAGAGTCAAAGCCCGCTAAATGTGACTTTGTTGACTAAATTATGTAGATGTTGATATCATTGGGAAATATGGAAAAGGTGAAAAATTGGGCGGGGTGTATGTGACCTACCTTGAACTTTTTTCCTTTCTTGACCCTTAACACCCCCTACCCCACACA